ACACGAGTTTGTGAGCACAAGCTCCAATATTGGAACAGTCTCTACCGGAACGAACTAGACGCTTCTTAAGATCAAACGAGGTATCAAGTACCTTCGATTGACCCTTTAGAAGCCCCATATTCAAATATGGAACCCAGCTAATATTATAACCGATGTCCCAATCCCCAAAGGGGGAAGGTTCCAGAGCAGAATTGACTGGAGAGTAATTGAACTCTCGCCAAAATTGTGACACACGATCAAAGGGGAAACGACGGCCAAGTAGGCCAGCCTCACGGTTAGAAATACGTTCAGATCGAAATATCATCGAATTAATCATAAAAAATTTTTCCGATGTATAATTCTTTCCTAACGAAAATTCCAATCCCGCGGCCTTGGTCAGTTTCTTCCAGAGATCGTAATGTGCTTCAGAATCTGCATGAAAGAGAACATCATCTCCGTTAATCTTTATGGGAACCTCAGTCAAAAGATAAGGTTCACCACGTATAAGTTCATAAGAATAACGGGTGATTGCTGCGTTGATAACACAAAGTATTGGAAAGGATAATGGACTACCCATCAATTGACCCCAACACTGTTCCTCTGGTTTACCACCAGGGAAAGCGTCTGTGTAGTCAATTATGTGTCTACTCATCGTCTTCATCAGAATAACAAGATCCTCTACCGGAAAGTTCATAGATTGCCAGATGGCTTCTAAAGTAACTTCTGATAGATTCGGATCGAGATTATCTGTAGCCGATGAATAGTCACCCGATACCCAAAAACCATCTTTACTGTAAGAGTTAGAGTCAACAAAGGCTCTCATACTCTTTTCAGTAATTTCATCGTGAGTCCACTCAAAAGTGGGGTGCTCACCAAGATGGTCATGGATCGGCTTTTGGTAGTTACGTGCCATAATATAGGACATACTGGGCCCAGTGGTGATAACTCGAACTTTAAAAGGTTCTAATATCGCCTGTGGCTTACATTGCGGAAGTTCTTCCGATGCCAGTTTCCTAACTTCACGTTTCCAATACTCTGATTCTACGGTTTTTGCTCTTACTTCAAACACCTTGCCTGCTCTTTCGAACATAGCAACGGGTTGATCTTCAGAGAGTTGGAAGGAAAGGCCTCCAAGCTTAGAAAGGATTTTAGTCCTTAATGCTTCGAGAGCGCCGCCCTCCTTTCGACTCCACCCAAAATGAGCAGAGGCAGAAGGATGACGAAATCGAGCTTGACGCTCGAGTCGAGGTTTCCTCAAACCGTAGATCTCACGCACAGTACGGATGACCTGTTCCCTAAAGGCGGGACGGTCAATCCAAT